CAGCCGTAACAAGATTGGGCGACAAATGCACCGGCCATGGATGTTTTCCACCAAGAGCCAACGATGGTGCTTCAGGTGATGTTTTTGTTAATGGTATAGGAGTTCACAGAGTTGGTGACCATTGGGTTACACATTGTTGTGGGCCATCGTGCCATGATTCCACGGCAGCTAGTGGTTCAGGTACAGTTTTTGCAAATGGAAAAGCAGTAATGAGAATAGGAGACTCTGTGGCATGTGGTTCAGCTGTTGCACAAGGGTCAGGAAATGTTTTTGCAGGCTAGATAAATAGAACATGGCTCAAGTAGATATACAATCATCCCGCACTTTTAGAGACTTGGATTTGAATTTTACCATTCATCCAGTCCGTAAAGATATCAATACTCATAAGAATGAGTATGCTATCATCAATTCGGTTAAGAATTTAATTCTTACCAATCATTATGAAAGACCATTTAGGCCACAAATTGGCAGTAGTATTCGCAGACTTTTATTTGAGAATATTGATACAATCATAGCAGCACAATTAGAAAGAGCAGTTGTAGAGACAATTGAAAACTTTGAGCCAAGAGCCCAAGTAAATCAAATCAACGCAATTGCCGATCCAGACAATAATGGGTATAAACTAAGACTTGAATTCTTTGTTATTAATAGTGTAGACCCAATCACAATTAATTTTTTCCTAGAACGGATTAGATAATATGGCAGACCGTTTACGAGTTACCGAACTTGATTTTGATACAATCAAGAATAATTTAAAAGCATTTTTAAACCAACAATCTGAATTTACAGACTATGACTTTGAAGGTTCTGGTCTGAATATTCTATTGGATATTCTTGCTTACAATACCCATTACAATGCCTACTATCTAAACATGGTTGCTAATGAATCATTTTTAGATACTGCTATATTAAGAGATTCTGTTATCTCTCATGCTAAGACTTTAGGTTATACACCACATTCAACAAGAGCATCCGTTGCAACAATTAATTTTACGGCAAACTCAGCAACATCAACAAGTGGAACATTAACACTACCAGCTGGATTTGGTTTCTTATCAAATCAAATTGATAGTAAACCATATAACTTTGTTGTATTAGAAGATACAACTGTAACTAAAGCAAATTCAACTTATTATTTTGAAAATTTAGAAATCTATGAAGGTCAATTAACCACTTATAGATTCACTCACAACTCTGCATCAAATCCAAAACAAGTATTTACTTTGCCTGATGCAAACATTGATACAACAACTATTAAAGTTCAAGTTGCGCCATCCTCTGGAAATACACAACTTACAGTTTACAATTTAGTTTCTGATATCCTAGATGTTGGTGTCAGTTCAGAAGTTTATTATCTACAAGAAAACAAGTCTGGTAAATATCAAATCTACTTTGGTAATAATGCAGTTGGTAAATCATTACCTGATGGTGCGATAGTGAATGTTACTTATTTAAGAACAAACGGAACGGCTGCAAACAAAGCAAATAACTATGTTGCAACTTCTGGCATTTCAGATTCTTTAGCAGAGTCAATTACAAGTTTTGTTATTGATCCGGTTTCTCCGGCTGCAGGTGGTGCAGTAAGAGAATCTGTTGATGATATTAAGTTTGGTGCAGCTGCACAGTTTACTACACAAAACAGATTGGTAACTGTTAAAGACTATGAATCATATCTAAAGAAAAATTACCCTAGTATTGATTCTTTATCTGTTTGGGGTGGTGAAGAAGAAATTCCACCAACATATGGTAAAGTTTATATTTCATTAAAACCAAAAGAAAATTATTTTATTTCTGAAACAGAGAAACAAAGAATCATTGATGAAATTATTTCTCCAAAAGCAATTGTTGCCGTTAGTGCAGAGATTAGAAATCCTGAGTATCTGTATTTGCTTGTTGAAAACTATGTTGAATACGATAAAAAGAAAACATCATTAACACCAGAAGCAATAAAAACTTCAATTAGAAATGCTGTGTTGGTTTATAGAAATACCAATTTAAATAAATTTGATTCAACATTTGTATTATCTAAATTACAAGATAGTATTGATGGTGTTGATTTAAATGCAATTACTGGTTCCGAAACAGTATTGAGATTGCAAAAAAGATTTGAACCTACTTTAGGTGCATCAACTACATACACAATTAATTTCAATGCTTTGTTGCATCGTGGCACAACAACAAATAAATTAACTTCTTCAGAGTTTAGAATTTTTGATGTTGAAGGTGTAGTAAGAACAGTTTTATTCGAAGAAGTACCAGAATCATTTACAGGCATTTCTGAAATTCAAGTTACAAACGCCGGAAATGGATACACAACAGCACCGACAGTAACAATTACTGGAGACGGAACTGGTGCAGTTGCAAATGCTATAATTGTAAATGGAAGAATACAGGGTATCGAAGTAACAAATCGAGGCATTAATTACACCAGAGCAATCGTCACGATTAGTGGTGGTGATGGTTATGGCGGCTCTGCAATTGCTGTATTAGATGGCAGATTTGGTTACCTAAGAACAATTTATTATGATGACAATGCAGAAAAACAAACTATAAATGAACAAATTGGAACAATTAATTACATTACTGGTACAGTCACAATAAATGATATTAGAATATTATCTGTTGTTCCAACGGATGGACTAATCAGATTGACAATTGAATCTGAAAAAGGTATTATTAAATCATCAAAAAATACAATCATCACACTTGATGATGCTGATATTTCATCCGTAACAACTGAACTCTCTGCAATTTAATGTCTGATAATAAAGTCTCTCTACTGATTAATCGTCAGGTTCCTGAATTCATTCGGGAAGAGTATCCCCTTTTCATTACTTTCTTAGAGGCATACTATGAGTACCTTGAAACAAAACAAGGTACTCAAATAAATGATTTAACTACAAAAGCAAAAGATTTAAAAAATCTATCGGATGTTGATTCATCGATTGAAGAATTTGAACAGCAATTCTACAATTCATATGCTACATTTTTACCAAAAGATGTTGCAGTAGATAAAGCACTTCTAATCAAAAATGTTTTACCTTTATACCTCTCTAAAGGTTCAGAGAAGTCTTTTAAATTATTATTCAGATTATTGTTCTCAGAAGAATTAGAAGTCATTTATCCTAAAAATAATATTCTTAGGGCATCTGATGGTAAATGGACAGTTGATAGTATTCTTAGAATTGATACCGATGTAAGGAGTGTTTATACTGCAAACGGTAATACAAGTTTTTCTTTAGCACAACAAGTCGATGATGATGAAGTAGAAGTTTATGTCAACGGCATTTTAAAAACATTTAGTACCGATTATTACATTCGCAAAGAATCTAAGAAATTAATTTTTAAAATTGCGCCTTCTGCAAACTCAGAAGTTAAGGTAGTATACACAAATTTTGATATTGCTCTACTTACAAATAGGCAAATTACTGGTGCAACTTCTGGTGCAACTTCGATTGTTGAAAAAGCGGTAAAGAGGATTATTACAGACCAATTGAATCTTGGATTCCCATATGAATTGTTTATCAATGACAAAACATTAGTTGGTACTTTTTCAAATGGTGAAGAAATACAATCAACAATATTTGATGATGATAATAATTTAATTAATTTAACTGCCGACAGTTTCTCAATCGTTAACAGAATAAATGTTATTAATGGTGGTGCAAGTTATAATGTTGGTGATGTTGTAGTTGTTACTGGTGGTGGCGCTGCGGTTGATGCTGTTGCTCAAGTCGATGACATTGTTGAGGGTTATATTGATGGTATTGTTGTAAACTATGGTGGCGCAGGATTTGAACTGAATGGTGATATTACAGTTTCTGGAATTAGTCCGTTTTCTTTAGACCTTGCTGTCGATGGTGTTGACACAACTGGTGTTGCCAATTCATCTCAAAATACTTTTACAATTTCAAACGATGCCATTTCAACATATGCCAACACATTAATTTCTGCATCTGATTATGGATTTCCTGCAACAGTAATTCCAACAGGTGAGAATGTCTCAACAGTTATTGCCGATGCACTAAGTTATTATACATTTACAAATTTGGGTCCAATATCAAATGTTATTGTTCTATTTTCAAATACATCGACTGCAATTTCTCCAACATTAGATGCCAATTCGCCAACATTTACTGCAAATAGTGTTGCATTTGGAATTAAAGATTTCGCTTCAGTTGGTAGAATTAAAATCAACAATGGTGGTTTAAATTATCTAGTTGGTGATGAAGTTGTTGTCGGTTCTAATCCACCTGGAACACTTGGTCGAGGCGCAGCTGCAGCAGTTAAAGCAGTTAATGCAAATGGCACAATTACACAAATTGAAATTCAACCATCAAGAGTTTCTGGTACTGCAAATGTGATAAACAACAGTCCATTTATTGTTGGTACAGGCACACAATTTGGCACAGAAATTAGAGTTGGTGATAGAATCATAATCAACAACGAATCAAGATATATTAATGCAATTTCAAACAGCACATATGCGAATGTGAATGTCAATTGGACTTCAGCTGCAACTGCTAAAAAAGTTGGTAAATATGGTGACTATCTAATTGGTGGTCAAGGATATACTCAAGGTAATTTTCCAGCATTAACTGTTGCATCATCAAATGTTGGTGCAACTGGTGCAAATGTTGAAATCTCTGCATTGATGGGCGATGGTGAATCACTTACACCATTCATTGGAAATACACAACCTGGTCAAATCATATCAATTAAAGTTGTGAGTGGTGGTTCTGGTTATCAATATATCCCACAAGTAGACTTAACAGGGTCTGGAGATGGAACTGCGACTGCATCTGCTGTAATTGAAAATGTGTATATTTCATTGCCTGGAAGATGGACAACTTCAGATTCTATTTTGTCGACCTCAGAGAGAAAATTACAAGGAAGAAATTACTATGTTGATTACGCATATGTAACCGCTTCAACAACAGAGTTTACAAAATACAAAAAGATATTGAAACAACTATTGCATCCAGCTGGATTTGTAAACTATGCCGATTTGAATAAAGATACATCATTTACTGCAAACACAATTACCATTTCTACAACTTCTTCAAATACAATTGCAGGAACAGTAAATGTTGGAAACAACTCAATCTATGTTATTGGTTCAAATACTAAATTTAATGTTTCAAACTCAAGAGGCATTTTGACAATTGGTTCAAACATTTCTGTAAACAATGTAATTAGAACTGTTTCTAGTATTATAAGTAATACAAACCTTGCGGTCTCTTCAGCATTTACAACAGATGCAAATGCACAAACTGCTATTATACTGACATAAATAAAGACTATGCCATCTATCACAAAGAAAAAATTAGGTTACAACAACGCAAAGCTTTGGCGCAATGCGGTGTATAATTCGGGAAACACAGATCCCGTTCTTTATATTTTTGTTGGCAACCATGTGCCTTATGCAAACGAGGCTTCGCCAGATTCTATCACCGACACTATCTCAACGGAGAAACAAGTTTGGGATAACATCTATGCTGGCAAAAAGGTAACTGCAAATGATGTTGAACTTGTTATTCCAAAAATCACTTGGACTGCAAATTCAAACTATAGAAATTATGATGATACTATTGATGCAGACACTTTATTGTCATCAAATTCTGCACAGAGTTTAAAACCAATGTATGTTATTACGACTGCCAGAAATGTCTATAAGTGCATGTCTAATAATTCATCTGCAAATTCAACAGTAGAACCTTCTGGCGACTATACGACTTCAAACGGCAATATTGCTACTGCTGATGGGTATTTGTGGAAATACATGTATAATGTTAAACCATCAAACAAATTTTTAACTGTTGATTGGATGCCAGCTCCAACTTCAACAAATCAACTAGATTACAATGTCAATAATACGGGTGTTGTTGATGGTGAGTTGAACCGAATTATTGTTACTGCAAATGGAACAAATTACAGAGAAGCATCAAACATCGTAGTTGGTGCATATACTTCTGGTCAAACAACATTGCAATTTGCAAATACTGCCAGAGTTCTGAGTGTGTTTCAGATTCCAACAATCGCAAATCTTGCGAATATGTCTGTTTCTGGAACAGGTATTCCAACAGGTTCTTATATTACCGCAACTGCAACTGCAACGGGAATAATTACACTCTCAACAACTACAACTGCTGCTGGTGGGGCTGCTACAGGAAATGTAACAATTTCAACTAGAGTTTATATTGATGGTGATGGTAGTGGGGTTGCAGCTTCTGCGACATTATCAAACACAATATCTGGCGTTTCTTCTGCAAACGCAAATATATCAAAAGTAACAGTTACAACAATTGGAACTGGTTATTCTAGAGCAAACGCATTTATCTATGGGTCTGGAACTGGTGCAACGGCAAGAGTTATCGTTTCACCAAAATTTGGACATGCTTATAACCCTGCAAAAGAATTAAATGCGTCAAATATAATGGCCGCAGTCAGGATTGGTGAGATAGATACTACTGAGGGTGGATTAATTTCCGCAAATACATCGTTCAGACAGTATGGACTCTTGGCCAATCCGCATAAATATGGCAATACTTCTAGTGTAACGCAAACAACCGCTAATTCTGTAATCTCACAGACTACAAACTTGGGATTGGTTGCTGGTGCAAGTTATACATTAGATGAATATGTGTATCAGGGAAACTCTTCTACTGATGCAAATTTTTACGGTTATCTTAATTCACAAACTTCGAATGAAGTTAAGTTGTCTAAGGTTAGAGGAACGGCTACAATCGGTTTACCACTAGTTGGTGTAACTTCTGGTACTTCTAGAATTATTATTTCTAAAAATACACCCGAATTTCAACCTTATACTGGTGACATTTTATATGTTGAAAATATTACAAAGACACAAAGAGAAGATGGACAAGCAGAAAATATCAAACTTGTGGTTAGATTCTAGAGGAAATAAATGAGTATCAATACCAATTTTAATGTGAATCCATATTATGATGATTACAATGAAGATAAGAAATTTCTTCGTGTATTATTCAAACCTGGATATGCTGTTCAAGCTCGTGAATTAACTCAAGCACAATCAATCCTACAAAAACAAGTTGAAAGATTTGGTAACCATATTTTCAAAAATGGTTCAGTAGTAACCGGTGGTACAACATATCTTCAAGATGCTACTTACCTTAAATTAGACTCCACTTATAGTGGAACAACTGTTAACACCGATAATTTTGTGGGTGCAACAATTGTTGATAATTTACAAATACCAACAAAAAGAGCAGAAGTAATTAAAGTATATGATGCTGATTCAGGTACTGGTGATCCAAAAACTCTTTTAGTTAAACAATTATATGGTGATGCATTTGTTTCTGGTGATACAATTCTTACCTATGAAACATCTCCAGCATTTGCTAACATTTCTACATCTGGTGTAGGCACAGGTCAGATTTTTTCTGTTACTGAAGGTGTGTATTACTACGATGGTTTCTTTGTTAAAAATGACCAACAAACTATCGCTACATCAAAATATTCTAGCACAACTGCAAATGCAAGAATTGGTTTTGAAATTACCGAAAGTGTTGTCAAATCTTCTTCTGATACATCACTACTCGACCCAGCACAAGATGCTTCGAACTATCAAGCACCAGGTGGTGATAGATTTAAAATTGATTTAACACTTGCAACAAGAACACTTGCTTCTATCGACACAACTCAATTTATTGAATTGGCAAGAGTAGAAAATGGTGTGTTGACAAGAAGCAACAGATATCCAATTTATTCAGTATTGGAAGATACCTTTGCTAGAAGAACTTATGACGAATCTGGTAACTACACAGTTCGCCCATTTACTTTATCTCTACAAACAAATTCATCCAACACAGCAAACATGGATGTTATTTTGTCACCAGGAAAAGCATATGTGTTTGGTTATGAGTATGAAACAATTGCACCAACAACATTAACTATTCCTAAACCAAGAACAACTGAAGCGATTCAAAACAAAGATGTTTCTGTTGACTATGGTAATTTCATTTATACAACTGGTCACTATGGTACTTGGCCAATCAATGATTTAACTACTGTTGATTTACATTGTGTTCCAAATGCATCTATCAATTTAACTTCTACTGCATCTATCACCAATACTAAAATTGGTACTGCAAGAGTTAAATCCGTTTCTTTTGATTCCGCTTCAAACACTTCAAACTCAGCAACTTATTCATATAAAACATTCTTGTTTGATGTTGATGTTGGATCATTGACAGGAACAATCAGGACTGCAAACTCTGGTAATGTTACGATTGGTAACACAACGGCAGGTCAAATCTTCTCATCTGTAACTGATGCATACAAAGGTGCCAAACTAAGAATCACATCTGGTCCTGGTTCAACAGAAGCACCAAAATTCATTACGGCATTTGATGCAACGAATCAAGTAATTACACTTGGAAGTAATTTCATAACAACACCAAACAATACTTCAGTTTGGTCAATAGACTTCGAATTCAATGATGTTGAATCTTTGGCAAAATTCTCAAGTACAACAAGAATTAACTCTGCCGATATTGATGCAAGGTCAAAAGATACAGCATCAACTTACGATGATGCTTACCTAACTGATGTTTCTTTTGAACCTATTATTTTCAATTTAGGTCAAGAATACATTACACCAAGCACGATTTCAGATTTCTTCTTCTCTTATAGAAGATTGTATGAAGCACAAACTTTTGTGGCTTCAGATTCTCCTGCCTTGTCTGTTGGTTCTGGTGAATCATTAAATTCTGCCAATACAACAACTGCAAAACAACAAAGTTATCAAGTTGTTGTTACATCCGCTGGTACTTCTCCTTATGCAGTAGGTCAAACTATTCCTGCCGATAAGATTACGACTGTTAATACTTCAACTAGAAAATTAACAATTGTTGATGCAAACAATATGACTGCAAATATTATTGCAACTATTAATTACACATTGGCATCTGGTAGTCCGGCAAAAACAAAAACATTAGTTTCGGCAAATGCAACAATTCAAACATCTGGTGGTGAATCAATCAACACGAATGGTGTAATTGTTTATGCAAATGCAACCACAAGTCAAACAACAATTCAAGCGAATAATGTTGTTAAAACTCCAGGTACTGAACAGTCTTTATATGTCTCTGATGTTACCGAATTAATTTCTGTATATGATTTTAATGGTGCTGCCGTTTCAAACACTGGTTATACCGATGTAACTTCAAGGTACACATTAGATGATGGTCAGAAAAACTCATACTATGACCACTCTTCAATTAAATTAAAATCTGGTTACTCTGCGCCAAATGGTCCGTTAGTTGTAAGATATAACAGATATTCTTCTTCTGGTGCTGGATTCTTCTCAGTAGATTCATATCCAACATATGGTTCTATACCAACATTTAATTCACCAACTACTGGAACAGAATATAAGTTAAGAGATTGTTTAGACTTTAGACCAATTAGAAAAAATGCTACAAACGCATTAGATTCATCAACTGTAACAACAACATTTGATGTTGACTCTTCAACTACTGGTCCAAAAATACCAGAAAATGGTTCTGATATACTTCTTGATTACTCTTACTATTTACCAAGAGTTGATACGGTTGTTCTTAATAAGAATAGAACATTTGATGTTATTGCAGGAACACCTTCATTAGTACCTGTTCAAGCAAAAAATAAAGATGATGCAATGAATCTTTATATTCTAACAGAACCTGCTTATGTTGCAAACACTTCAGATATCTCTGTTGAGTATATTAATAATCGCCGTTACACAATGCGAGACATTGGTACGATTGAAAAAAGAGTTGAGAATTTAGAGTATTACACATCATTGTCGTTACTAGAACAAGATGCTGTGAACAAACAAGACTTGACCATTCTTGATAGCACAAACTTGCCAAGATTCAAAAATGGTATTATTGTAGATTCATTCAAAGGACATTCAGTCGCTGATGTTACCTCAATTGAGTATGCAGGCGCAATCGATCCAAAGAACCAAGAACTCAGACCAACATTCAACATCTCATCAAGAATGTTGACATTTGATGGTGCCAATTCTTCAAATTATTTACAGACAGGTCCATTTGTTACTGTTGCGGCTAGTAATACGACATTTGTAAATCAACCATTAGCATCCAAATCAATTAACATTAACCCATTCAATGTGGTTAACTACATTGGTAAAGTTCAATTGAATCCATCTTCAGATGTTTGGGTTGATACTACAAAGAAGGCAGATGTTTTAGTCAATATTGGTGGTGATAAAGATGCTTGGGACCTAATAATGAATGGTCTCAGCTCTGCTGGGTATGAGTATGAATGGGGTAATTGGGAAACTCAATGGACTGGAACACCCGTAACAAGTACACAATTCATTGGTTCTGGTAGAATACCAGACCAAAACTTTAATAGAACAACCACTACCACTTCATCTGCTCAAACTCGTTCTGGTATTTTATCGAGAGCTGTTCCACAAACTATCACACAATCAATTGGTGACCGTGTCGTAGATGTGTCTGTTATTCCTTACATGAGAGCTAAGTCTGTTCTATTTACCGCAACAGACTTTAAACCTGATACAGTTTTGTATCCATACTTTGATGGTACTTCAGTTGAACAGTATGTTGCCAGAGCAAATAAAATTACTCTTGTATCTAACAATTTAGGATTTAGCACAAAGACTGCAAATACTGAAACAATTAGAATTTTCAACAATAACACTTCTACAAACAACGCAACTGCTGTTGTTGTAAAATCATCAAACAATTCTGTCTTTATTGCCAATCTTGTTCCAACAAGTGGTTTAAATCTTGCAAATGCAAATGTAATTGGTAATATCTCAGGTACAAGTATTAGAATTGCTGGTTACGAACACTATTCTGGATTTGCAAATGCTGCTACTTCAACATCAATTACTTTAGCGTTTGATGCAACTGGTGCAAACAATGAAGGTTACTATGGCAATACATCAAATAGTAACATAGTCTCTATTGTTTCTGGTACTGGTGCTGGTCAACAAAGAACAATTAGTTCATATGT